GCGATATTTGTGCCATGGTATTGGCAGGATGAGTATACATACACAGATGAAAACATGGCATTGTCAGAAGAGGAAGAATATCTCATCAAGCTTTATGGCAAGGACGGCCTTACTAACGCTCATTTAGCATGGCGGCGCAACAAGATACAGTCATTTAGTAAGGACTGGGACGCAGGATTGGAGCGTTTTAAACAGGAATATCCATTTTCAGCGAGTGAAGCGTTCCTCAATCCCATACAAAATATATTCATACCATCAAAATATGTGACAAAGGCGCGCACAAATCGTGTTGAAGGCATTGGCAGGCTCATTATTGGCGTAGACCCTGCCGGATCTGGGGCTGATAAGACGGCGATTATCCGTAGACGCGGCCATTTGTTCTATAACCTCGAAAAACTTGCGCATTATGAGCCCATGGAAGTGTGCGGCTATATAAAACGTATCATCTTGAAGGAATCACCGTGGCGCGTATATGTGGATTGCATTGGTTTGGGCGCGGGGATTGTTGATCGAATGCATGAGATGGGCTTTGATTGTGTCGAGGGCGTCAATGTTGCTAGGACGGCGAATGAAAAAGAGCACTTCATTAATCTACGTGCTGAATTATGGGCAGACATGAAAGACTTTCTCATGAACGAAATGCTAGTGCAGATACCGGATGATGATGAGTTGCATGGCGAGCTTTGTTCGCTCGGTTACAAGTACAATTCTAATGGCCAGCTTAAGATTGAGTCCAAAGATGACCTGCGCGCACGCGGCATGAAAAGCCCAGATGGGGCGGATGCGATGGCGCTTTGCATGTATGCAGGGACTGGAGAGGGTTTTTATCATATTGAGGTGGAACGTCCCCAACCAGGTGAATCACGGATGTTTAGATGATAATATAATGGTCAAAACATCGACAAGGACAGCGCAACATGCCACGCAAAGACGCCCAGCAATGCCAAAAAATACGCGATCGAGTGAATAAATGGGACAAGTATTGGCGCATGAACCGCGCGCTTTATTATGAATGGATTGATTTTGTCCTGGGCGACCAATGGCGAGAAGATGAGTCTAAGCTTTTCGAGCGTTATAACAAGGTGCCGCTGGAAAGCAATAAGCTGGGTGTGATGGCCAATCACCTGATGGGCGACCAAATGATGAATACGCCTAATCTACAGGTATTGCCGGATGATAATGTGCCGCAGCAAGCGGCAGAAATACGCGCAGCATTAGTAAAAAACATTACGTTCAACAGTGATTCAAAAACGGTTTTCCAAACTGCGTTTATGCAATCAATTGTAGGTGGGTTTAGCGCTTGGGCAGTCTTTACAGATTATGAGCACGATAATTCGTTTTACCAAGAGATAAAAATGCGTGATTTTTATGACCCATGCCAATGTTATTGGGACATTGCAGCCACGACCAAAACTAAAACGGATGGCGGTTATTCAGGGTTTAAAACGCGGCAATCACGGCAACTGTTCAAAGACAAGTGGGGCAAGGATGTCGAAGCCAGTATTGGTTCATCGGGTTTGACTGAAGATTCCACACTCGCATTGCAAGATGACAATTCCATCACACAAATTGATGACTTTGAAAAAATAGGCAAGAAGCTGAATATATACCAACTTAATGATGATGCACTGACCGTTGTCGATGCGGATGAATTGAAGAAGTTTGAAAAAGTGAACATGAATGGCGTTAAGTTTTATATTATGAATGGGCGCCCGGCTAATATCCTGCAAACACGCAGCACAGTAAAATACAAGATTAAACATAGACAAGTAGCTGGCGATTTCATTCTGGAAGAAGAGGATTTCCCCGGGAAATTGTTGCCGGTAGTCTTCGTTGACCAGCGCTCTTATTACACAAAATCAGGCCAACAAATCACGCGTTCATTTTTCAAGGACGTGAAGGACACACAGCGGTTTATTAATTATCTATTCACACAAACCGCATATTTGTTAAAGGTTTCCAGGTGGGACCAATTCATCATGCCGCGTAAATGCGCCGCTAATCCTGATACCGCGCAACAATGGCGTGACCCGTCCGCCGTGCGTGGAGCTATCTATTATGATGAGACGCCTTCAGGTGCTAAACCCGAACAATTGCGCCCACCAGAATTATCGCAAAGTCTGTACCAACAGTGGGAGCGTGCCTTGATGGACTTGCAATCCGGGACGGGCATGTACAATACGCAAATGGGCGAAATGGGGAATGAGGTTAGCGGTACTGCAATTGACGCGCGTACGCAGCGCGGTGTAAAGAATACCTATGTGCCATTTAATTCACTCAATCATTCTATTTCAGTCACTGGAGAAATCGTAAATGGTGCGATACCTGAAGTATATGATACGTTTAGGACTGTTAGCTTATCCATGCCGGACAGTGAATCCAAATTCATTGGCTTAAATAAACCGCTGGACCCCTATGGCTTGCAAGTTGAGAACGATGTACGTTCAGGTAGATATAAGATCCGCCTAAAGCCAGGGCCGTCCTATGAAGGGCAGAAGGAACAAGCACTGCAATCTCTCCAATCTGTACTACAAGCCGATAAGTCCGGCCAGGTATTTCCGCTTATTGCAGACCTCTACGCGGATAATTTACCGCTAGATAACACGCTAGAAATACGCAATCGATTACGCACCATTGTGCCACCCGAAATCATCGAGGCGGGCAAGACTGGCCAACCAGTGCAGCAAAAACAAAAACCACCGGCGCCCGAAGAAATCATGGCAAAATTAAAAGAAATGGAACTTCAACAAAAAATGCAGCAAGCGCAGCATGAATATGAGAAGAACATGCGCGAGCTTACAATCAAGGAAGCAGAACTCAAGCGTAAGACCATAGAGACCCAGCAAGATGTATCAGTCGCTTGGGCGGAAATGGAAGCGAAGAAAGAAGAAGCGGCGGCCAAACTGCAAGAAACAATATTAAGATACCAAGCAGAAACGGGGCGCGCGCAAGCAGATGAACGCATGGCGCAGTCTGACAATCTGGTGAAGCTGCTTATACACGCAACAAAAGAACCAAAGCAACCTAAAACTGGGAAGGAGTAACAAATGACAAATGTTAGAAATGTAGATGACATACTCGTACCGCGCGAGCAGGCGATGTTGGCAAAAGAGCCTATTCCCGCGCAACCCGCACCTGTGCCAGTAGTGGAGATAATCACACCGGAACCAGCTGCACCAATTGCACCAATGCCGGAACCAATTGCACCAACTGCACCGGAACCAGAAGCGGCAGCGGCGCCAGCCGAAGCGCCGCAAGCAAAACCACTGGACAGCCCCATTGACGAATATGGTAATCCGGTCGAAAAGCCAAAGATGTATAGTGAGGACGATGTTAACCGCTTAATGCGCGATAGGATGTCACGCGGTAAATACGCAGAACAACCACAACCTGAGCTACAGCAGCAGACGCAAGGCCAAGAACCCGGTGAAGATTGGCAGCAAGAGTTAAAGAAATTCGTTAAACAGACAATGACTGAAGCGCAGAAAGAGCAGCAGCAATTGCAATGGCAGCGCGATGAAGCAGTGCGGCAGGCAGAATTCCAGGACAAGTTTACGACCGGCATGAACCGTTACCAGGATTTTAAGGAAGTGACGAGCGGCAAAAACATCACAAATTCCATGATGCTGGCAGCGCGTAACCTGGAAAACCCTGCTGCGTTTGTATATGGCGCATGTAAGCTGCACCCGCAAGAAGTTGATAGGATTTCACGAATTGCTGACCCTTACGCGCAAGCCGCGGAAATTGGCAGGCTGCATGAAAAGATGGTAAAGCAGCAGCAAGCTGCCAGCAAAGCGCCGCGGCCACTTGAACCGCCCAAGGGTGACGTGACACAATCGAGAAAAGGCGAAAAGCCTAACATTGACCAGCTGATATTGGCGGACGCTAACGCTAAATTCGGGAAGAAACGCAATGGCTAAAACATACCCTGAATGTGAAGATAGGAAATGCGAGCATTTTGGCAGGCGGCATTATCATGTGCGCAGTATTGACGGCGGCATTACCAGGTTTATTGTTGATAAGCCTAAACAACCCATTGAGATTATAGATAGGAGCGATGACTATGGCACTACCAGCGGATAATGGCAATCCTGTGAAGGAAAAATCAGACCAGGAACGGCGCATAATCGATGTTGCAAATACTGGCGCATGCGTGCAAAAGGAAGTGAAGCTAAACAAACCTGAATCGCCGGAAGGCTGTATTTTTGGGAAGATTTAAGGTAATGAAATTATGGAAAGGACTAGCGCATGCTAGGAAATCCACGAAGGTTAAGGAGACAACCATGAACAAAAACCAGCGTGACAAAGAGTGCTGCTATGAAGAAATGACCAAAGGCATTGGCGGACAATCGCAACCGTCTGAATACTGGAACGAGCCTTATGAAAACAAATACGAGGCGCGTAAATGGAACAGCGATGGATATGACCAGTCTGGAATGAAAGGGGTATAACAATGTCAGGTAAAAACAAAGGTAAGATAAATGAAAATTACACAGCAGATACAGAAGATAAAATGGAATCTGCTATTACATATGCAAAAGCCAAAAAAGAACGTCCTATGGATTATGCTATGGATGAAAACGAAGTTAAGGAATTTTCAAAGAAGAATGCTAGTCGCCACTGGGAACATCGCTAATGAGACATTCCGCCATCGAGGAAGAGTCAACCGATGTGGCCTATGAAATAGAGCCGAAGGAAAAAAACGAAGGCAAACCGATGCCTGGTGCCAACAGTCAATTTTCTGGCAACAAGATGCCACAAACTGGCAACAAGCGTGCGACCAAGCACGCCTTGAGAATGTCTAATCGTTATAAGGAGCATAGATAATGAATAAAGCAGAACTAGATATCATTATTGGCACACTGACCGCAGTCATCAATATGCTAGTGGCGTTAGATCCCGCGCTCGGCCAAAACAAAATAATTGCAGACCTGCAAGCAGCCATCGTTGCGTTACAAGCGCTGGGTATATAATATACATGCCATTAGATAAGACTTGGGTATATAACGGGACAAATGAAGCCGATAGGGCGCCCGCTTACAGCATGGGAAAGAAGGAACGCAAGATGCCTTTTAAATCGAAAGCTCAAGAAAAATTGTTCTTCGCCAAAGAAGAGCGTGGTGAATTACCAAAAGGTACAGCAGAAGAGTGGGCGCATAAGACCAAGAACATCAAGAAATTACCCGAACATGTAAAAAAGACAAGACTATCCACTACCACCAACCGTCACAAGGAGCACAGATAATGGCTAAAGATAAAATGAAAGACAAGAAACGCGAAAAAGAAATGCCAAAGAAAGGGAAGAAAGGTTGTTAATGATGTACACTGGGAAGAAGGGAAGGGTTACTAACAAGGAGAAGTTTTATGTCCGCTAATGATAAACATGATTGTAATGATAGGTGCCCAGGCCCCATAGGCCCCATAGGTCCGCAAGGTCCACAAGGCTTACAAGGTATTCCAGGATCTCAAGGTGCCCAAGGGCAACCTGGACAAAATGGGTCACAAGGCCCAGTTGGGACCCAAGGCCCGCAAGGTGTCCCAGGAGAAATGGGCATGGCTGGCGTTCAGGGTCAAATGGGACCAACAGGCCCCATGGGACCAATTGGCTCGCAAGGATTGCAAGGTCAACCTGGGCAAGCTGGTCAAAACGGGTCGGATGGCCAGGTGGGACCACAAGGACCACAGGGTGCGCAAGGTATTCAAGGAGTGCCAGGTAATTGCGTAGAATGTCCATGCAGTTGCAACGATGAATTTGCCGAAGCTTATTCTCAACTTCCTCAAACATTGGCCCCCTCACCAGGTACTAATATGCCAGGTGGCGTAGTAACGCTTGAAAATACAATCATTGCAACCGCTAACATTGACGCATCAAAAGCGGCATTGCTCGGCCAGTTTAAAATTAACTTAGCTGGTTGGTATGATGTGGCCGCAGGGATGACGGGGACGCTTAACCCAATACCGGCGCCATTGCCTGTTTGGACATTATCGCTGTTCTTGAATGGTGTTATTGTTCCTGGTTCAACTTTTTCCAATGTGCCATTATCACCAGCGCAAGCTAGCAATGAAATCACGGCTGACACTTATGTTTACTGCAATGTAGGTGACGTCTTGACCTTGGCTAATACCTCAACCGCACCTGTATTATTGTCAGC